TACCAATATTTCTTTTGCTAATCGTTTTATTTCAAGCGTGTTGTTTAATTTTCTAACTGGTATTGCGTTTGATGATTCTGATGTTCCTTGTGTGGTTTCCAATAATGTGTTGGCACCTGGTGTCATTACTTGTATATCTCCTGCGTATGTTCCATTTTCCATAATCTTCCAATCAAACATTATTACGGTACCGACTCCACAATGATAATTTCCTGCAGAATCTTGGTTTCTTTTTAATAATCTTCCCTCTTCTTGAAGTAGTCTTTCCATTTCCTCAATTGATAGTGCTGGCACATCAAAGTTGGAATCATCCATACCCCAACCAAATTCCATTGCGACATAAGCACCAAACTTTAAAAAACTTGGTTCAAACACTTCTTCAAAGTATACGGGGTCAGGACATACCCAACCGATTGTATATTTGTATGTGTAGAAATTTTGTTGGTCTACTTTGATTGAAGTGATACCTGAGTGTCCTAAAAATAAATTATCACCATTTTTACCTGTTTCACCAGAACCCTCTCTAAATGTTAATGGTGTATTTATTCGTTCGATTTCATTATCTTCATTTATTTCATTTGTAAGATAACTTGATATACTGATTGGTTTTCGTATGATATCTGATTCATCTGAATTGTATTCTGGAACTGCTACACTTACTTTTGCAAAAGTTCCTCTATATAAATGTTGTTCTATTGGATTTGAACTATCTTGTGGTTCTAATGAATTACCTATAAAAAATGGATTACTATTAGGAATGGTTCCACTTACAAATTCTTTCCCATCTTCACCAGTAACCGTAGTAACTCTATTGTCTGTGAGTGTAAGTCTATTCATAGCGTCTATTTTTCTATATAACGCCCTTTGAACTTTAGGATGTATATTTTCTTTATTGAACATTATGAATTAAGTTCTTGGAATTCTTGTAAAATTAAATTAAGGTTTTGTGGAATACGATATTCTTTACCTGGCACGGTATAGATTGAACTACCTTGATTGTTTGCTCTGGCGATTATCCACCAAAAATCTTTATTTCTGTAATATCTATGTGCTATATTCATAAAGGTTTCACCAAACACTCCACGAATTAAAACATCAGTATCTCTGATTGGAATTGCAGGATACTCAATACGATTTAAATATTGTGTTCCGTTTTCATCTCTGAATATTTTTGATTGATTATATCTATTTGCCATTAGAAGTCATCCTCAATTACAAAGTCATCTAATAACTCATCATCTTCTGAAGGTGGTGATGGAACATTAGGTTTTTCTGGAGCTGGCATTGGTGGTTGCTTTTCCATAATTCCGTCAAAATGATTTGAAGTCATTGTTGGATTTTCCTTACCAATATAGGTAAATTCAAATGCCAATGTGCATAAATGTGGAACTTGCATTCCATCTGATAATTCCCATTGAGAATTTTCAGGTATTGATAAGTTAACCGAAGTAAAGAAACCTGGTGCATTATTGTATAAATCTCCCAATGTTAAGTAAACTATTGGTGCTACTGGTCTTCTATTGTCAGCCGCATCATCTTTACTGAAAAATTGTTTGTATTGTGGTAATACTAATCCTTTTGCGTAATTTATCTTTTCCCAAATAAGTTTTACATCTTCTTTTCTTTGTGCGATGATTTGGACGGTAAATGAAATAGTTCTTTCATATCCACCATATACGTGAACTTTATCTGCACGACCAATATAACTAAATGAAGTTGGTGTAGTTGATGAGTTATCCGTTATACCACTTAACAATGCTGGAAAGATAATGTATTTTCCGTTAACGGCGTCTCTAATTCTAAATTTTATAAAGTCATCTATTGGTTTATCGTTTAATACACCCGTTCTATCAGGATATCTATCTAAGTCGCCGGGATGGCCACCATAACGAACTTGTAATGAACCACCTATACCTTTGTTTTTGTCAAAAAATCTAACTGCATTATCAGTTCTACTTTCTATTGGGGTTCCAAATCTACCCAAATCAATGTGTCGTTTTGGTTTTAGTTTTGTAAATTCTTGTGATAGTCCTTTTGCTAATAATGGAGCGGCTGGATTATATAGTCTTGATTGTTGGTCTGGTGTTGTTGTTTTAAATTCTCCAAGACTATCAGAAGCAGGCCTTATAATTTGTTTTCTTCGTTTTGGATTTCTACTTTGTAATAATGCTTGTTGTGCTATAAACCTTGCACCTCGTGGTGTTCTTAAAAATCTTCCGAATTGTCTAACATTTTGAGCACCAAGTTCTGCTTGTAATGCTAATCCACCACGAAATATAAATTCGCCTGATGCATTTGCATTTTTAACTAATTTTTCTGGATTGATTGTTATCATTTATAATTCCTAAAATAAGCCTTGATTAACATTAACATTTTTATCTTTTGCTACTTCAAGACCTTCTAATTCAACTTTATATACTTCATTTAGTATTGCATTTGTTTTCTTTTGTTCATCTAATACGGTTTCTTGTCCTGCTACTTGTTCCCCACGAGATATTCTTAATAAGTCTTGAACTGATATACCGATTGCGTCTGCAACTGATTGTCTTTGTATAACGTTTAGACTTTGGATATCTCCGACTTGACCAACGACACTTTGTATTTCAGTAGTTAATCCGGCAATATCTCCGTCAAGTGCTAATTGTCTTGCTCGTTCAAGATTGATTTGTTTACCAGTTAAGACTTGTGCTTCAAATTGTGCCGATATACTTGATTCAAGTTTTAGTAATCCGTCTGCTGCACTTAATATACCAGTTAAACTTGCTCCAACTTTTGCTGCTTCAACGGCTGCTTTTGCAAATCCTTCCGCACCCATAGTTGAGAATTTTGCAAAATTTTCAGCTGCACTTGACATTTCACCTATTACTTTTGCAGTTGATACTCCGGCTGCTTTTGCTAAGTCAGCTGCTACTCTTGAAACATTAGTTGCGGCGTCAAATGACAATCCGTCTAAGTCCATAAATACTTTATTCAGTTTAACTACTTCACTGCCGGCTATACCTGAGTTTTGTGCAAATCGTTCAATGTTACGAGCGTTCCTTACGGTCATATTTTCCAATGAACCGAATTCTTTACCGATTTCACCCAATGTGGATTCTATCTTTTTTCCATCAAGGCCAATCATATTAAATGCTTTTTCAGATGCTTTTAGTGGAACTAAAAATCCTCTTGCTTCTTTTGTTGATATACCTAATTCTTTTCCTAAGTCTCTTTGAGCTTTTCTGATTTTTGTAACTATTTTAAATATACCTACAAATGCTGCTAAAAGTGCAGCTACTCCAAGTGTGACTGGATTTAACAAAAAGGTAAATGCTCCTCTAAGTATACCAGCTGCACGAACTCCTGTTGGACCCATTTTTTCTAATGGTCCAAGTATATTTTTATTGATTTGTTCTCCTACCATTTTACCAGGTTTTGCAAACGCATCTTTAAATGTTCCACCCTCGTTAAGTGTTTTCAATACTTTATCAAAAACATCTTTTTGCATTCTTTCACCTAAATCCTCAAGGTCAAGAACTTCACTTAATTTTTCGCCTATGAACGGTATTGACTCAACTGAGTCTTTAATCTTTTTACCAATTTTTCCTGCTAAATCTAATGCTCCCTCAATTTCAAGAGTGTTTTCTGATAAAATTTTGTTCTCTTTTTCAGAAGCATCAAGTTCTTCTTTTTTAAGTTCTACAATTACTGCAAGGTCTCTTTTCATTTGACCAACTGTCTTACCATCAAATTTGTTATTTCCGTGAAGTTGCTCACTAAGATTTAGAATTTTTTCTAACGCTCTAACCCTATCTTCAGAGCTCTCTTTCGCATCTGCCTCATTGGAAGCTATTTGTTTAGATAATAATGATTGGTCTGTTAAGCTTTCTGCCATAATGTTTATTGTTTTGTTGGTTGATTAAAAAAAATAATTTAAAAAGAACGTGATTGTATTTGTTTATAAAGTTTAGGGTCATCTCTTTTTATTTTGTCTAATTTTGTTTTGATAGACTTTCTTAATGCTCTTAATTGTTGTATATCTTTTTTAGTTTCTGGTTTTGACATAAGTGACTTTTCTAAGTTTTTACTTATCTTACCAGAAACAATAGCTGAGATTAGACCAGCGATAAACTCCCTCACTAATGTTTTATTTTCTTTTACAAATTTTCTGTTCATAGTTTTTTCCTACTAATAAATATCAAGTTTTAAGATTTTTGAATGCCAGGTCGTTGTATTTGATTTTGATTTGATTGACTGGCTTTTTTGATTTGTTCGGCTTCTTTGTTTTTGGCCTCTACGAGTTTTTCCGCATAAAATCTTCTCAATGGAACTGGCATATTATACAAGTCATTGTGATTAAATCCGTTTCCGTAGTAAGCTATGTTGAAGAGTTCTTCGTGTATGGCCGCCCTATTACTCGGCGGCTGGCCAAAAAAAGTCAATCCCGAGTGGAACATCTATTTTGTGTAGATTTCCTGTTTGACTCGTGTAGTCAAACTTCAACTCAATGTCAGGTGTGATTTCGTCTAAATATTTTCTAAATGCTCTTGAATCAAGTGCTAAGAATTCATTGTCTACGAAACTATCAATTTCTTTTTGGTCTGTGTTTTCATCAATGGACACGATTTGATGTTTAAACCTTGTGGTTAGATTATATGAAACTCCTGTAAGCTTTTCAACTTTTGCATAATCTTTAAGGGTTTCTTCTATTTCGTTTTCATCTTTTTGAGTTAGTATTTTAAACCCAATAACTCTTTTTGAGTTTGGTAGTTCAAATGAAAAGTTGTTTCCATTTTCAAATAGTTTTTCATCTATTGGTTTATTTTCTAATTTAGTTAAATCTACAATGTGTTCAACTCTTTCTTGTGTGTCGGGGTCTACTAATGTAACTCCATAGTCTTTTCCGTATCCTAAAATACGAGTTCCAACCATAATTGCATTTTTATCACCGATTAACATATCGTCTAATTTTACTTTTGGGTCTGCTATGACACTTTCTAATAATCTTGTAATTACTACACCTTGTTGAATTAGATTTGTGGAAGTTAAGATATCTTCCTCTTTTGCTGTCATATATTTGACATCTATTGTTCCACTACGCAAAGGACTATCTTCGGGATATAATAATCCCTTTGATGGTAAAGATAGAACTTCAGTAGGAAATCCGTACTGATTTTCAGCCATTTTGTTTTACTCCTTGATTAATTAAGAATTAATAACTTGTTATTTTTTTAAAACTTTTTCAGCACCTGCGATACCGAAACTACCTAATGTAGTGAATAGGAATGAATTGTAAACAACATCGTTGATTACTAAATCTTTACCCATAAGTCCAGTTGCAACATCTGCAAATGCAAATAAAACCATTACTGTAAATGCACCGAAACCAATTATTGATTTCTCGTTGTATTCATTATTATCTTTAAATATTGCCCACATAATTTTCTCCGTTAGAATTCAAGTATTGCGTAATCATACTGCATTGTTAAACCTATATCAACTACATCATTAGATGCGAAATCTAAATCTTGGAAATTAGCTGCTGTTAAGAAAGCACCTTTGATTATCCATTGTTCAATCTTTTCTCCATTAGGACTTAATAGATTGAAAGTAATATCTTTTTTATATTCTGATGAGTATCCGTCAACACCTGTTACTGATTCGTGGTGTAGTCTAATCCACTCATTGACTGCTTGTGCTCCTGATGGAACGATTGGGTCATATAAAGTTACTTCAATTGGTTGCCAAGATGCTTTACCTTTTACATATCTTTTAACATTGATATGGTCCAAAGTAACTGTATCGAAGGCGATTGATGGCCTTGCCATTGTTTTAACGAGATATGCCGGTATTCCGTCTATCTCCATAATAAACCTATTTTTCATCTTAGGTTCAAAAGGTGTAAAAAATATTTCGTTTGGGTCTGCAAAAGCCACTTGAATTCTCCTATAATTTTTTTCTATTCAGTAATAAATATAACAAAATCAAAAAAAGTGTATATCAAATGTGATATAGTTTTAGAAGTTTTATTGAAGTTTTATAATAAAAAGCTTGACTTTGTCATTAGGAATAACTATATTATAGTATGATTGATGAGATAATATGTGAAGAGTGTGGCGTTGAAATAGACGGCTTTTTCCTTTGTGATGATTGTGAAGAAGAACTCTTTGAAGAAAATAATTAAAAAAAAAGCTTGACATTTACAAATAGTATTTGTATATTATAGTGTTATGATAATGATAAAGGAAAACGAAATGACTGAAAATACAACAATTCAACCGAGAAATTACCAAGATACTTTTGTTCCAAGAGATTTTGGATTTAACAATAGGACATTTACTATGAATGTCTATCAATATAACCACAATCCTATGGAATTGTATGAAGCTAATCAAAATCAACCAAGATTAAATGTTGAAAATTACAACAATACTACTCCTGGTGAGGTAGCTCTTTACAAAGGTATTCCTATGGAATTTAGATTTAATCCAGTTATTAGAGAAATGATGATGACTGGTAATTATAGAATTAGATATCGTGGTGGTAGCAAGCCACAATATGGTTATCATAGAAGTCAATATAATACATTGGCTGAATACGCTGACACATTTGCTATTTATCCTAAATAGGTGTTAATATCGTAATCGTAAGAACCTATTGAGTCGTGGGTTTTCGGTGACTACAAATTTGGAACCGAAAGGGTTATGTAGTGTTTCACGAGATTAGAAACAACCCTTGTGAGTTAGGTGGTTAAACTCTCAAATTTTATTCCCATTATCATAACAAAAAACCCCCGAGATTATCGGGGGTTTTTCTTAATCAATATTCCTATTATTCAGGGAATGCTGCGCCTGTTGGTTGAACTACAAAGTCCAATACAATAAATTCAGCTGTTCTTGTTGGTTGAATAAATATCTGACCAACTAATTGATTTCTATCAACAACATCTGGTGTGTTGTTTGAATCGTCCATAACTACTCTGAAAGCAGTTAGACCTGAATTTGCTTGAACTTCTTCAAGATATGGATTCACTATGTTTAGGAATCTGTTTCTTAAAGCTGTTGTGTTTTGTTCAAAGACTAAGAATCTTGAAGATG